AGTGACACACAATGGAAACAATACGTTGATGAAAGTCTGCCCGGTGGTGAGAATTATCGTGAAGTCGTATTTCAATGGGACAATGCACCTGTAGAGCATAATATTGGTCATTTTGATAATCCTAAAGCTATAGGAGATGAAAATTTTACAAAGGCATGGAAATTAGCTAATAGAAAAGCATCTAATCGGTTTTCTAAATTAGAACAAATAAGTATAAGGCATGCTTTAAAAACAGACCAACCAGAAATAATAGCAAAAAATATGGTAAGTGGATCATGGAAATCATCTAATATTACACAAATAAGAAAATTAGTAGGGAAAGATAAATGGAAAAAAATAGAACCACACTTTATTGCTGAAATAGTAGGAGATGGGACAAATATTTTAGGAAATTTAAAAAATTTCGATAAATTTACTTTAAATTCTTTAATAGGTTCTAATAATGTAAGATTTATTTCTCGTATAGCTAATCAAATGGAAAATTTAAAAGCCTTACCTGTAAGAACTGTAGAAGCTGATAATTTAGCTGTTAGACCTTATATGGCAGAATTATTAAAAGGAACTAATTTTAGAAATGTAGCAGGTTTAGAAGATTTATTAAAATCTAATCCAAAAGCGTTAGATTCTTTTAGGGCGGGTCTTTTAGATAATATAGTACAAAATTCAACTATAATGAAAGAAGGAAGAATACTTTTTAATTATGATTCTTTAAAAAATACATTAAAACAACTAGAAGCATCAGATGTTTTAAAAATTTTAAAACCAGAACAATTAAAATCATTAAAAAATGCAGAATATGTAACTAACATGATGAAAGTTATGGACGATATGGGAGCTAGTTTACAAGCAGCAGAAGCTATTGGTGGTGTTAGAGGATTCAGAATGAAAGCAATTAGAACTATATTAGAAAATGCAGGAGTAGGTAGATTTTTAGCTTCTAAATGGGGTAGAAGATTGTTAATAGGAGGAGCAAAAGAAGGTATGCCTCAAAGAGAAACTTTAAAAGCATTAACTTTTTTCTTGTCTGAATTAGATTTAAGACAAATAGATGAAGAAAATAAATAGTGGAAATTAATTTAAGAATAAGTAGTATTATAACAATGACAAACAAAGGAGAAGAATAATGGGTTGGTCAGGTGGTACATTTACAAGAACAAATGGCGTTTTTACAGGAACGGGTATTTGGGCAAAGGATAGGGATGCAGGAACGAAAATAACTGCTGCCCATCACGATACTAATGATGATGACTTAGCAACAGGGATAAATACCTGTATAAATAAAGACGGCTCTAATGCGTTTACAGGAGCTGCCAATTTAGGTAGCCAAAAGATTACAGCATTAGCCGATGGTGCAGCTCACACAGACGGATTAAATATAGGGCAGGTTCAAGATGGTTTTGGTGTATTTCAAGCAACGGATAGTGGAAGTGCTAATACTTATGCGATAGCATTAAGTCCAGCAGTAACAGCGTATGCAGCAGGGCAAATGTTTACCTTTAAGGCAGCAAATGCTAATACTGGAGCATCCACATTAAATGTTAATGGATTAGGAACTAAAGATTTAAAGAAAAACCATGATGTTGCTTTAGCGTCTGGTGATATAGAACAAAATGCTTTGGTAACAGCTGCCTATGATGGGACGCAATTTCAAGTTATTTCCCAATTAGGTAATGCGGGAGGAACTATGAGTTCTTGGACATTATCGGGTGATAGTGGTTCTAATCAATCTATAGCGGATGGCAATACCGTAGATATAGCAGGAGGAACTGGAATAGATACAGTTGCTAGTGCTACTGATACCGTTACGGTGAGTGTGGATAGTAATGTATGTATGTTAAATGCTACTGCTAATTTTGCAGACAATATAATTCAACGTCCTATTATAAAAGATTATGGGGAAACCCATAATGCAATCGGTGATACAGGGGGAGGAACTGATGCTATTGATTTGAGTTCTGGTAATGTTGTTTCCGCTACAGTATCAACAGGAACACAGACTTTTACCTTTACTAATCCTACTGCTTCTACTAATGGCTGTAGCTTTCTATTACTTTTAGCAAATGGTGGTTCGCAAACTGTAAATTGGCCAGCTAGTGTAGATTGGGCTGGAGGTACGGCTCCAACTTTAACTGCTTCAGGTACAGATATATTAGTTTTCACAACTGTAAATGGCGGTACATTATGGCATGGTGCAATAGCAAGTACGGACAGTAAATAATGGTTGGTGGAAAAAAATTCGGCTGGTGGGGTGCTTCAGGTGTATCGGGTGATCCTTGTGATGCGTCAGGAGCATATTTAGGAGATAGAGGAGTATTTGCAGGTTATAGTTCTTTAAATGTAATAGAATACAGAGCCATAACATCAACTGGCAATACTTCTGATTTTGGTGATTTGACAACTACTCGGTATGCTAACGGAGGAGCTTCTAATGGGAGCAGAGGAGTATTTGTAGGAGGCACAGATGCAAGCAGCACAAAACTAGCCTCAATAGATGCCATTAATACAGCTTCCACAGGCAATGCTACCGATTGGGGAGATATTACTGCTGCTACTCAATTTGCTGTTACTGTTTCAAATGGAAAGAGGGCTGTAGTAGGAGGAGGAGAAACGAGTGCTGGTGTAGTCAACACTATAGAATATTTTTGTATGTCTGTGGCTGATGAAACAGCAACAGATTTTGGGGATTTAACTTCAGGCCGAAGTCAGCACGCAGGATGCCAAAGTGCAACTAGAGGAATTTGGGGTGGAGGAACTAGCAATAGTGATGTTATTGATTATATAAATTTTGCTTCAATAGGCAATGCGACAGATTTTGGAAATTTAACGACAGGAAGAAGGGATTTGGCTTCATGTTCTAATTCTACCAGAGGTTTATTTGGAGGAGGCACGACAGGAGGAGCGGGAAGAAAAGATATAATAGATTATGTTACGATGGCATCGGCAGCAAATGCGAGTGATTTTGGTGATCTTACACAAGCCAGACAAGGTGTAGGAGGTTGTGCTAATAGTACTAGGGCTGTATTTGCAGGTGGTCATGCAAGTGGCGTTGGTGATGTAAATACAATAGATTATGTAACTATAGCAAGCACAGGAAATGCTAGTGATTTTGGAGATTTATTAGCAGCAAAATATGGTGGATTAGGGCTTTCGGGAGGCACATAAAATGAAAAACACATTATTAAAACTACAAGAAAAGAAAGGTATGGAGTTAGTAAATTCTGTAGGGGGATTAGCGACTATAGGAAATAAACATATAGAAAAAATTAATAAAAAAATGATAGAGATAGATAGGGCTAATCATACTGTAGGTAGAACAAACACACAAACTACTAATCAATTAATGACATTAACTATGACTTCATCTTCTGCTTATCGCAGGTTAAGGCAATGCTTATCTCAAATAGAAAAGAAACGACAGGCTTTAGATGAAGCATTTTTTAAAATGAAAAAAAATGTAGTATTAATAAAAAGATGGAAAGAAAAGGGAGATGAATTGTCATTAATCAAAGCAGAAGAAAAAGAACATTCTATACAAAGGTCAAAAGATTATATTGATGGTGCATTTAAAGAAATAGCAGTATTCCAATCGGCTTATGAAGATATTAGAATTTCAAACAATATTCCTGAAAATTGGGATGAGAAGGATGCAGAAGAAGCAGAAATAGAGCATCATATTAAACAGGCATTTAGACAAGCACATAGGGATATGGTTAATGGAGGCACGATAGGAGTAGGAAATATGGAGTATTTAGAACAGTACGGTATTCATATTCAAACAGCTCAACATATTCTTTTTAATTATATAGCAGAGGAAAATAAAATGATTGAGAGCGGTCAATTTCCTACTATAAACAGATTGTATAAATTTTTAGACAAAATGGTGGAAATGTTTTCAAAATCTCATAAAAGTGTTTTAAATGACATGGGGATAAAAAAATTAATAAAAGAAGAATATTTATACAAAGAGAAAAAAAATGTCTGAGTTTCTTTATTATATGGAAATACCTGTAGACAAATTATTATTTGGTGTTAGTAGACCTTATTCTTGGTGGGAAGAACACCCTAAACAAAAAAAGATATTTGAAAAAATTAAAAAATCCATTAAAAAAGAAGGTGTGAAAAATCCACTTACTGTAAATCAAACAGAAAAAGGGTATATAGTAGAAGTGGGAAATCAAAGATTGCAGGCATTAAAAGATTTAAAAGAGGAGTTTGCACCTTGTATGGTTTATACAAATAAAGAAAATAAATCTTTAACTAATCTTTATTAATAATAGGAGAATAAAATGAAACGATATTATAAAGATAAAAAAGTAGGAACTTTAAATGAGCTATTTCCTAATACTTCTTTTCCTAAAACTGGTCAAGATGCTATAGCAAAAGAAAAAGGAGCAATACCTGTAATAGAAAATGTTGTTTTAGGAGATTATCAAACTGCTGATTGGCATGATGGGAAAAAAGTAGGTGATAACTACCAATTTTTTACAGTAAGAGATAAAACTAATGCAGAAATATGGGAAGAAGTGAGAAATCAACGCAATAATCTTTTAACCGCAACAGATTTATTTGGTTTATCAGATATTACTATGAGTAATGACATGAAAACGTATCGTCAATCTTTGCGTGATGTTCCACAAAATAATGGTGATCCAAAAAATATTACATGGCCAACAAAGCCATAAGCAGGACATAGTAAATGGCGAGAATATCAGCAGAGAAAGTAAAGGCAAAACTCGACACCCATGAAGCAGTTTGTGCGGAAAGATGGAAAGAAACAATATTACGCATAAAAAGACTAGAGGCAATATTTATTGCATTTAGCGGAGCAACAATGATAATGTTGGTAACAATAATTATAAAGCAACTGTAGGAGCTTAAAATGGCATATAATACCAGTACAACAAATAGATTAGAAGAACTTGGCAGAGTAGATGCGGAAAAAGCATATACTTCAAAAGGAAAAAGAAATCTACGAGATGAAAAGAAAAGAATTGTTGGTGGTTTAAACAATTACACAGGTTATGTAGTAAGAAGAACTGACCACGACCAGAAAGCGTCATAATGGCAACGAATAGCGAAGCAAGACAAATAGCTATAAGGACTGTAACTTCTACCACAGGTATGGTAAATGAAGATTGGTTGGCATTGTTTACTGCTCGGTCTATACCAGCAGGAACTTTTAACGAAAGACTATTAGCATATATTAACGGAGAATTGAGTACATCTTATACCGATGTAAATTTAGCTTTACAAGCATTTGCAACAGACCAAGATGATTATAATTTTTCAAGTATGGGGACATTTACACCATGAGCCAACAATCACTTAGACAAAAAAGTTGTAGAGATGAATCAAGTATAACAGGCACATACAACGAGGATTGGATGCAAGTTTTTATTAATTCAGGGTTTACAACGGGAACTTTTTCAGAAAGAATGTTGGCATATACCAATGCACAAGGTAGTGCGTGGGATAATGCTCAATGGGATGTTTCCTCATGGGGAAGCGGACCATATACAAATGTGAACGAAGCAATGGCACAGTTGGGAAAACAAAATGGAACAACGAAACCAGGCAGCTTGTGGTCGCAATTAGGCACATTTAGTGCAGAATAGGAGAAAACATGGACACGATATTAAATTTAGTAGATGGAGCACCTGCTTGGGTTAGTGCTGTTACAGCATTAGTTACAGCAGCAACTGCGATTACTGCTCTGACACCTACAAAAACAGACGATAAAGCCATTTCATTCGTGCTACGAATATTAAACTTGGTAGCAGGGAATATAGGAAAAAATAAAAATAAAGATGACGAGTAATGGGTTGGCTTTCTGCATTAGGGGGAATTGCAAAACTCGCCTCCAAGATATTTGGATTTGTTTTAATGCGGAAAGCAGTCCAAGCTGATGTAATGAAAGAGCAACTAGAGGATATAAGGGTAGCTGATGAAGTTAAGAAGAAAATTAATGCTACTTCTACTGCTGATAAGCGTAAGCGGTTGCGGAAGTTTAGGAGGAAATAAAGGGTATTGTATAATAGCAAGTCCCATTAATCCTACTGATGCAGATATAGATGTTATATCTGACGAACTCGTTGACGACTTATTAATCCATAATGAAATATACGAAAGATTGTGCGAATAATGTACGAGTATCGTTGCACATTACGAAGGGTTGTCGATGGAGATACGATTGATGTGGATGTGGATTTGGGATTCAAAGTTACCCTCTCAAACGAAAGAGTCCGCCTACAAGGAATTAATACGCCAGAGTCAAGAACGAAGAATAAGGCGGAAAAAATTCTTGGTTTGGCTGCGAAGGAACGGCTTAAGGAGTTGCTTCCGAAAAAATTTACTATAAAAACAACTAAGGATGGTAAGGGCAAATTTGGTCGCATTTTAGCGGAACCTATTGTTGATGGCGTGAATATATGCCAGAAGATGGTAGATGAAGGACACGCCAGAAATTATTTTGGTGGTAAGAAAACACCTTGGGTATAGGAGAGTATTATGGATTTTTTTGAATGGCTATTTGGTAAACAAGAAACAGATTATAAAAAAAAGACGAAATTAGAATTAGAAGCATTAGGAAGAAAGCACGGAATAGAACTAGATAGGCGTTATAAGAAAGCAACATTAATAAAACAACTAAAGAAAAAAATACATGGGTAAACAACAGCTTATAGACTTAATAGCCGATCATGAGGGTTTAATCTTAAAAGTATATGATGATGCGACAGGGAAAGAAATCGGAGCAGGAGATGTGCTTATAGGACATCCGACAATAGGGGTGGGAAGAAATATTGCAAAAGATGGATTGGGTATATCGCAGGAAGAAGCGGAATTTATGCTAGAAAATGATATAGAAAGAGTAAAGGAAGAAATTAAAAATTTTCCTATTGAGAATTTAAACGAAGCCAGAACAGCCATTATTATTGATATGGCATTTAATATGGGCATAAGCCGATTTAATCCTACTCGTTGGCCTAATTTTTTTCGTGCTATTGCTAATGAGGATTATGACAACGCAAAAAAAGAAATGCTTGATAGTAATTGGGCAAGACAAACAAAAAGACGAAGCGTTAGATTGTCCGAAATGATGCAAACAGGAGAATGGATTGAATAAATTAATTGCTATATTAATAGTGGTCGTATTTTTAGCATCATTAGTTATGTGTGGTAAAACTTTTGCAGAAACGAATACTGTAACATCTACCAGCTCAACTGTTTCGGGAACAACTACTGTGGACAGAACTCCAAGCACAGCAAGTGCTCCTGGTGTAATGATAAATAATCAGGATGTGTGTTCAACTGCGTCAAGTGCTGCGGTTCAAACACAAATTATAGGTCTAGCAGGGGGAACTACTGTTAGAGATTTAAACTGTGAACGATTAAAACTATCAAGACAATTGTTTCGATTTGGAATGAAAGTGGCTGCCGTATCTATGCTGTGTCAGGATGAAAGAGTATTTCAAGCGATGGAAATGGCAGGTACACCATGCCCATACATGGGATTGATTTCTGGTGATGCTGAAAAAAAATGGGAAGAAAATCCTGAAAAACGACCTGATTATAACGAATGGAAAGAGAAAAATATTGAGAAAACAGAATTTTACAATGATGATACCACAATGGGTTTTGGTATTAGCGGTCTGGCTCTCTTGCTTCTTTTATTGTAATGCTCAAGCACAGATGCAAGAAGAAGGCGATACGGTTACGACTGTAATCGAAACACAGGGAAATGTGGAGGAAGTAACACAGACAACTGTTACGGTGGAACACAAGAACACAGGTGATATACTCGATGGAGATACGGGCATTGTAACTTCAAAATATGAAGGAGATGCCGATATTGACTGGGGTGGGGCAGGTGCTATTTATTCACATACTTCCTGTACGGATGCAGCATCAGGTTTCCCAGCAACAGGAACAGACGGAAGAACGGTAGCTTGTGGTCGGGCACGTACAAATAGCCTCACTACTTGGAGACAATATGTTGATTTAAATAGTTTTGATATTAAAGATGGCGGTGAAGTCAATTATGAATTCCTATTTGCTTTTCCAAATAGTATGTATACCAATGCTAATCGGACTGCCTATGTGCAAACCAAAGGGTATAATGATAATGCGTTACAATGGGAAACAGGTTTAGTAACTATAGATAAAACGACTTTTACACAAAACCCTTATAACTATAATAACAATACGAATTGGGTTAATACAGTAACAGGAAGTTATGATTTTTCTAATCAGTTAGATAAAGTGTATATAGAGATAGGAGGATATGGCGAATACTATTGGGATGAGTTTCAATATAATGTTGCGTATAACCATATAACAACGGTGGTGGAAACTTGGATGCAAGTCGTGGAGCAACAGCAAGATTTAGATACAACTATGGATTTAATGGATGACTATGAAATTGTTAATACTTTTGAACAAGAAATAGTCGATACAACTATGGAAGATTTTTCTGATATGGATATGGGCGGTGATCCAGAAGTAAATGTGGAAGTAGATATTCCTGATGTAACCGACATGGATGATGGCATAATGACCGATATTCCTGATACGACTACCGCTGTTGCGGAAATGTTTGAGGATTTAGAAATAGATATGCCCATGATGGATATGGAAGAAGTTATAACAGAGGTAGAAGAAATGGTAGCCGAAATACAGGAAATAGAGGTGGCGGATATTTCACCTCCAGAAATCAATGAACCCATCGAAATGGAGCCAGAAATAGAAGAAATAGCCATTGATGAGCCAATAGAGGAGATTTCAACGCCCACAGATAACGCTACAGAGCCGAATGAGGTAGCTGAGATAGTAGAACCTACCGAAGAAGTAGAAGCAACTGACGAGCCTTCAAGTCAAGATGAACAAGTAGAAGAACAACCAGCAGAGGAAACAAAAGATGTGGCTGATAGCGAAATGGAAACTGAGGAAATACAAGAAGAAGCCAAAGAAGAAACCCAATCCGAAGAAAAAGAAGTTGCTGAAAACGAAGTAGAAGAAAAAGAGGTTGTTGAAGAAAAGCCAAAAGAGGAAGTTAAGAAAACAGAAGCGGAAGAAAAGTCTGACAAACTGAAAGAAAAGAAACAGGAGAAAGCAAAAGAAATTATAGAAAACTTTGCATCAAACTATGATGCGGTTGCCCAGATTACAACTTTGGCTTTGGTAAATGCATTAGGTCCAAATATAACTACTTATTCTAATCAAGTTGTTCAACCTGCTTTACAATGGTATGAAACGGAAGAAATTTATACGGATGTTATTATACATGATCCGTTGGGCAATTACATAAGTGTGAAAGACAGTTTAACTTTTAATAAAATGATTGATATGCAGTATGAGTGAAATAGAATTTGCTGGAATAAAATTTAAAGGCGGAAAGGTAGTCGGCATTTTAATTGCTTTGTCTACTTTAGTTGGTGGTGCGTATGGAGCATTTGAAGTCTATAAAGACTACATGGATATGAAAGAACAGATACAGAGCTATGTTGCTCCTGATTTATCTGGGTTTGAAAATCGTT